GGCAGCACTAGAAGTTCCAGCGTTAGTAAGTGGAGCATTGACTGTGACTACGCCAGATGCACCTTGCGCGCCTGTGGCTCCAGTTGCTCCTGTAGCACCCGTCGCGCCAGCAGGGCCTTGTATGCCTTGGGCTCCAGCGGATGAGATAACTACATCATTAACGTCTTCAGTAATTGTTAATGTGTTTATCTGAGGTTGAATAACAATTGTGTCGGTCATGGAGTTAGCTGCCCATCGACCGTCGCAAGTCCTTGGATCAATCGAGTTACTACTCCACCGGATGAAGTAATCTCTAGTTCATAATCGTACTGAGCAGCTTCTAAAGCGGCAGACTGAGCCGCAGTTACGCGGATTGCCAAAGTGCCTGTGTTGGCAGTAATAGTGATTCCTGATGATGAAGTCAAGTTAAGAGCTGTGGTGTTAGAAGATACTAGGCGGAACTGCATGGCCGCTGTGTACCCAGTTAGGTTAATAGCGGCTCCAGCAGAATCCTTATACTGGATTGTAAGAAACCAGTCGGCTCCCTGGTCTATCGTGTAGTTGTAAGACTCAGCCATTTGTGCCTCCTAGTAACGGGATATTAAAAAACGAACTATCTGCATCGCCTTGCTTAGTGAAAGAGACATGACAATGATGGTTATGCGGATTGCTTCCAGAATACTTGCGCCAGCGCCATCCCATGCGAGGCGATGCAATTCTGCCGTTGAAGATAACGTAAGCGATTCGCTTTTCTCCTGCTTTAGCTGCGAGTCGAAGTTGATCCGCAATATCGGGCATGAGGTCGGGTTTGCCTGACTTATGAACATCTCTATCGACATCGATCGCTCTAACAACCCCAGTCTGTGGATCAGGGTTATGGTCAGAAGGACGCGCTGAATGACGCAAATCGCCGATCCAACCATCGGAACGCCTATCTCTATCCGCGAATGTGTCATCGAACTGTTCGCGTAACTGTTGCCCAGCCTTGCATAAAACTGCTTTCATCCCAGCAATAGTTTCGCTTCGTCTTCAGTAATTCCTAGGCGCTCAAGTAATGCAGCCTTAGCAGATTCTTTAGCATCTTTATCAGCCTTACGAGCGTCGGCAGCTGCTAAATCCTTTTTGTGTTGAACTAATTCAGCATCGGTCAATTCGCGCTCAATGACCTCACCTGTCTCGGCGTTATGGATTGTTAGGGTTGGACGGCTCATTATTTAACTCCATAAATCTCGTAGGTGCCTGATGAATAAGTAGAAGCTGGAATGAAAGTCACGCTAGAAATTGCGGCAGTTGTTCCGAAATACTGACCATTAATCGTGGCTATGCTTCTATAAGTGTTGTTGTTGTCTTTGCCTGCGATGAAGCCATTAACAATCTTTTTTGTTGTCGCATTTGCAGGATCCATAATTGTCCAATATGCAAAAGTATCTTGATCTGTAGCTTCATAAGTGGCCTCTGTATAGAAGCTTGTATCATTGATAATTTTGGTTGTCATCGCAGTTGAGCTTGTTTGATAGGCGGCGATCATTACATAATTAGAACCAGTGTCGCCATTCAATCTCAATTGATAATAGTAATCTCCAGTGCAAACTGTGTCCTTTTGAAAAATAACCAAATCTTTGTAGCCTGTGGTTGTGATGTTCACCGTGGTTGAAGTGCCGCTAAGATTGCCAGTTGCGAGTGAAGTCCATCCGCCAGCCGTCGCCCATGTTAAGCCAGTTGCAGTGGATGAATCGGCAGTCAAAATTTGGCCGTTTGTTCCAACCGCTAAACGAGCTGGAGTATCTGGAGCCGTCGCTGAAATAAGATCGCCCTTGGCGTCGAGAATTGTTAGCGGATCAACTGCTACCCATGAGAAATCTAGGTCGGTTCCTGACGCCTTGGCTAAGACTTGACCAGTAGTTCCGCCCTTGAGATCGACTAGAGCGGTATCAATATCTTGACCAAGTGCGGCAATAGCGGTAGCGCCATCCTTTACCAGGTCTGTGGACTGGGGTATATCCCATCCAAAGTTAGTGGTTGTTGTTGCCATTACGCTACTACTCCGATCGCTGTTAGCCAGGTTAGGGCTGGGTTAAGTGTATTCCATGTTTCTGCCGCGTTTACTTGTTCCCATTTTACCGCAACTTGAGAGAAGTTCACAGGAGAAGCGTTGAAAGTCACGGTGAGATTATTTAGGCTTGCTCGGAACGTCCAACCCTCGATGTAGCCCTGGAATGATCCACCAGTAATGTTTGGGGGTAGGTTCTGGATCCAGACTGGCTGGCCTAAGAAGATGTTAATAAGCGCGTCTCGGTCTGAGTCATCGATCTCGGGATTGCCTAGAACAAAAGTAATGCTTTGAAACTTAGGGTAAGGGTTGGCTCTCAGCTCAATGTATCGATCGGCCAAGGCCTCAGCATCCACAGTATTCTTAATGCGTGAAGTGTAGTTTTCCGCATAAACTCCGTAATTGAGTTGGCTTACCAAATCTGTCGCGGTATAGGTCTGATTGGCATTATTGTCGTAATTGATTGTAAATGAGTTGCGAAGATCACCAGCGCGAGTAGTTGCAGATAAACCAATGCCGTTGGCATGGTTAGCGTCTAATGTCGTATACCCATTAGCGGATAGATAATTTTGACGATGCGTCTGATCGGCATAACCGATATTCCCGTTTGGATCTTCATAAATAACGCCAAAGGCTGAATTAGCAATATCAGTGACCAATGAATAAAGGTCGGTATTACTGGATGATCGTGAAATCATGTCATAATCGCCCGGTTGATCGATTTCGCCTAATCCTATATTGACTGCATTTGCCCAAGTTTCTGTGGGGTTATACGCCGCCCAAGTTTCTGCTGCTGGCACATCATTCCATGACCCCAAAAGGTAGCCTGATAAAAGGGTGTAAATCTGATCTCCGTCTTTATCTTGAGACAGTACTCCAGCATCGATGATCTTAGGAAGTTTGGATAGCGCTCCCAAGGCAGTAATACTTGCGACGGTTGTATAACCGACATCTCCAGCGCTATTAACGGTGATTGTAAAGTCTGAAATAAGTCCACCGAATATAGGGATGTAAGTCCCAACTGAGTTCGTGACCTCAATAGTTAGGCCAGTTCCGACTGTGAAATCGTAACTAGAGTTATTAAAATTTATTAACTGCAACTGGCAATATCCGGCAACGGGTTGTTGGTAAATGTCCGTACGTCCTGAAGTGATCGTAAGGTCAGCGATTGTAACCTCGGTAAGTTCTACGCCTTCTATAAGGACTTTGTAACTAGGCGTATATGCGGTCATGGGATAACTAATGCCCCAGCGCCTAATGTGCCTCTGGCCGCCGAATTGTTTAAGATATTCACGATGGTTCTAGCTGTGCCTTCAGGGTCGATTGCTCCATTGACCGTTAGGTTGATTGTCGAGCCACCACCCATCGCGCTATTAGGAATGATCCTGCCTGAGCTTGAAGGCGTAAATAGTTCTGGGCCTTTCTCGCCTACGAGATAAGTTGTACCGGCCATGACTGGGCCACCAGCGGCTCTACCACCGCCGAATACTCCACCAATAGCACCGCCGATCTTTGAGCCTAAATTGATGAGTGTCTGGAATCCTCGGATGAGGGCTCCGACTGCATCCAGAACTACTCCGATAGCAATACCAATTCCTTGAATAGCGAGCTTAAATACTCCGCCTAGGAATGGAGCGACGTACTTACCGAGGAACTCGAATAGGGCTTGAAACTCCTCTTTGTTATCTTCTACTGCGCTCTTGATGTTCTTGAATGCTGACTGGATACCTTGGAAGACTGGGATGAAGATTGACTTGGCTACTGTGATGAAGTTGGTAAGCGCGTTGCCTATTCCTTCTTTGCCACCGATTGAATCGATAAACTTCTGGACGCCCGGTACTACCTTCTGGACGATAAAATCAACCATGGGAGTAATGGCATCGAGAATGAATGAACCGACTGTCTCTTTACCTTCATCGAAGGCGATCTTGAGACGGCCCATCTTGCCTTGGAATGTATCGGCTTGCTTTGAGGCTTGCCCCTCGAATGTCTGTGCGAGTTTGGCAGTAATCTCATCCATGCTCATCGTCGCTAGTTCAGCCTTGGATAGACCAATACCTAAACGTCCTAGTGATGCAGTATTGCCCTCAGCTGCGCGAGCCATAGCATTAGTGACGGCTTCGAGTGACTTACCACTACCAGCCGCGACATCGATTGCGATAGTCTGTAACTTCTGGGCTTCCTCAACTGATTTAACACTTTTAACTAGACGATCTAAACTCGGACGAAGTTCATCGTCTGTGACGCCCTTAGCCAGAGAAGTCTTAAGGATGTAATCCTCTGTTGCGCTTATCTGAGCTTCTGTTGCCCCTGTAACGTTCTTTAAGGATGTTGCTAGGCGTATCTGTGCAGCTTCATCCTCGATCGCGGCCTTGACTCCATCGATGGCTAACTTGCCAGCGTAAGCGGCGGCAGCGGCTCCGGCAGCTGCAAAGGCCAGCCCTGCCTTCTTGCCAAAATTAGTAACTTTGCTACCAAATGAAGTGACTTCTCCGTCGGCCTTGTTTAAGTTCTTTGTAAAGTTATCAACGTCCGCAAGGAGTTTAAGGGTTAAGGCTCTTGATGCCGAGGCCATTATGTCCACTCCTTTAGAATCTTATCGAATGAGGCAGTCCACTTTGCAACTATCTCAGGTTGAATCCTGCGTAATGTTGGGTAAATAAACCAGCCCTTCGATCCTCGACCTTCACGGCCTGACCAGACTGGGAACTGCTTAAACTTGTTTGAACCAAATTCAGAACCGCCCCAGATATCCTTAGTGGTTGCTCCACCCGAGAATTTCTGAGAAGCAAACCCATAAGTGATCTCACCAATACGGCTTGACTTCTTAACACGGGCTCCACTTGCGATGCGCCCAGCTACTGCTCGGCTTGGCCTTGAGTTAGCCGTTTGGATAATCTCTGATCGAGCGAAGTCCGCCAGCGCTCCCGACTGGCGTTTCGCTTCATCTTTTGCTTCATCCGTCATACCTTTAAGCGCCTTGAATACTTTGCGGAGTTCAGCCTGGTCTAGTGCCACTAGTTCACTTGCCACGGTTGCGCTCCTCTAATAGTTCAATAGCGGTCAAGATATCCTCACCTGTTCGCCAGTAATCCATAGGGATCTGAGTAGCGATTGCCAGTTCTACTAAGAGTCGGCTTACGCTTCCTCTTGGATGACTTTTGGGCTCTCATCACCGACTTCAACATCAGCGACTGATTCCATCCATACATCCAACGGCTTAGTTGGTTTGCCCCCGGCATCTCTTTTCATAGCGCTATGAGCTACATAAAGGATGTCCCACATTCCGCCGAACTGAGATATAACCTTTTTAGTGGTCATTTCCCATTTAGCGTAATCTGGAGGACGCACCTGGTAAGTGGTTTCCGTTCCGTCAATATATTTAATTGTTATGTTCTGTTGCATTGTTTGCTCCCGTTTCTAGTTTTTAGCTGAAGGTTTCTGCTACTGCGCCCTTTGATACCTTAAATGTAAAGTCTACAGTCTGAGCATCTGTTCCAGCGCCTCCTGCTGTAGGAAATTCTGGCATGATTGGAAATACGAACTGAGCGCCTGTGGCCGCAGTTAGTGTAACGCTGATGTCTGTGTCTGGAGCGGTCTCTGCTGCTGTCCAGAGTGCCTCACATACTGAGTTAGCCTTACCCCAGTCAGCGAGCATTGATAGTGCAAAAGTACCCTCGATGTTGGTGGTCTTGTAAGCCTCACCGTCGAGTGTTTGGTAGGTCTCGCGAAGGTTAGTCTTTGTTAGAACTGCTGATGTTGCTTGTGCTTCGATATCTGTTCCACCTGTGAAAGATAGAGAAATATCGCGCCCTGTAATTACGACGGTTGCCATATTATTGTCCTTTAGTTTGTTTGTGTGTAGTAGGTGGATACTCTGATATCGGCAACCAAGCAATTGGATGGGCCGACTTGAGTTACCGTTGGTTTTTCAACCGATCCGATTGTGTACCCGACTGGGATAACTTTCAGAACGCTCATTACTAGTTGCTCGAGATTATCGAGTGACGCTGGGTTAGAGTTGTAAGCAACTGCAACCGAAATAACAAGATTGATCTTTGTGTGAAGTGTGGTCTTATTGATTGTCTCTAATTCGAGATAAGGTGAATCTGGGACGGTGACTACGAAAGGAACCATAGGAGCCTCTGGGACGTACGCGTACACGTTGCCTGCTACGTTGGCAAAGGCTGTAGCTAGTGGCTGGCGAACTGTGTCTAAGATTGTGTTAGGCATTATTGCACCATGGAATCGGTGTCGATGTAAGCACCTAGAAGCCCCGATACTCTGTTGAAAAGACTACGGCCTAAACGATAAGGCGAAACCTGAGTAAAGTCTACGCCTTCGATCTGCCCACCTGGAGCGATGCGAGATTGGAAGACTTCTACAGATACTGCCAAAACTGCTGACTCTACTGCTGGAACCCCTACATAAGTAGAAGCACCGGACAATGTGGCCAGCCCTGAAGGAATGACCTTGCGCTCTGTGATATCTGCGTTTGTAATTGATACTGTAAAGAAACCATTGAAATCTCTGTAAACTCCATCGACGAATATGCGAGAGTTTGAATTGACGATAAAAGTGTCTACGTCATAGTTGCTAGATTCTAGGATGGTAAAAGTTCCGTTAAAAGGGGAGCCGCATCCGGTGATGACTACGCTCTGACCCTCTGCAAAGTTGTTCTCGCCTAACACTTGATAGGTGGCGATATTGTCTTCTAGTTCTACTGCTGAAATTGGTGATGCGTACTTAACTAGCATAGGCAAGATTACGGCCTCAGCTGTATCAATTACATCTGTTAAATAAGCGTCACTATAAAGGGATGTAGAAACGCCAAGGATCGACCTTAGTTCTGCTACGGTGGCGATAGTTGCCATCTCTACATCCTCTCTAGTAAACGACTGGGGGAGCGATCGGGAGCAACCGCCCCCCCATGATTAGTTTGTGACTACGCGACCATGTAACGGTACGCCGCAGCGCCCAGTTTCGTGGCCACCGCTCCATAACCGTAATAACCGACCTGAACCTGACCTGTTGAGATGAGGTTTGTCTGTAGTGATAGACGTGGTGACTCGTACCATGTATAACCCTCTGGGTTAATGATGATCATAGAGTTATCGCCTGTACCTGAAAGGTTGCGAGCGACGCGGAGGTTAAGTCCGAGTAGGTTTCCGCGAACTGCTGTCGCTGTGAGTGATCCGCCAGCATTCTGTGGATTGATTGTCTGTGTGAAGATTGGACGGTTTGAAGAATCGACCAAGCCCATAAGGACGCCCCATTGATCTGGCGATACTGCGATGTTCTGCGCAAAGCCAAGAGTGTTTGAGTAGATAGATACTGCTGCATCCGC